TCAAGTTACTATGGACGTTTGGGCCAAGGCAAAAGAATTGTTTGATAAACTTGTTCGATTGGTTTATGATGACACAGTACATGACGATATTTCATTCACGGAATTAGATTTACAAGATTGGATAGACACTCAAGATTCTAATATTATTAATTTGGTTAAAAATATTCATTATAACGATTTGAAAGTCAATTCATACAACTTAACAATAAAAAAAAATTCGAAACCCGCACTGGATATGTCTGCAGTGAATACATATGCCTCATTACAAACCGTTGTTTTCACGCCTAAAGATTTCAATACACTGTTTTGTCCAATGTTTAAGATTATGAAGAAACGGATGATCGATACTATGAACGATAAATTTATTATGTATACTGACATGCCACCCAGTAAATTTTCTGAATTACTTACAAAAAAATTTTCTACATATATATTAAAAGAATACCATTCACTTGAGTTCGATGTATCTAAATATGACAAATCCCAAAATTTGCTTCATTTGTTGGTGGATTGCATGATTATGCGACATTTTGGTATACCTGAGTGTTTTGTAACAATGTGGTTTAATGGTCACTGTGATACAAAATTGTACGATCCGGGAAACCGGTTCTACTGCGATGTTTATTTTCAGCGCAAATCTGGTGATCCATCTACTTGGTTGCTTAACACGCAGCAAATATTGACCATGATCGTTAATTGTATTCCAGACTCGGCTTGGGCGCAGATTATATTGGTCGTTGCATCCGGAGACGATTCTGAAATTTTTTCTACGGGTAAACTACAGATATGTACGTCCAGGTTCTCAAACGTATTCAATTACGAGGTTAAAGTTTATGACAAATTCACGTCGATGTATTTTTGTTCTAAGTTTCTCATCGTGACTGAATACGGTACTTATATGCTTCCCGATATATACAAACTTATAAAGAAATTAGGCAGACATGATCTTAAATCACGGGATCATGTACTGTCGTTTAGAAATTCAGTTCTCGATTCACTTAAGGATTTTTCGGTGCCCCATGATATTTTGATTCAATATGAGAAATCTATGTACGACAGGTATAAGTTTCCAGGTACAATTTCCATCAACACCGTGTATCAATCTCTTTGTAAACTTACTTATGATTCAAATGCATTCGAAAATTTGTACATACCGAATCCAGACTATTATTCCAATAAATACGGGAAACTAAGTGATTTGTAGGGTAAATTACAATGTATTATTTGTAAATCAACTAAATTTAATATGTATCGATCTTATATATTAATTGCAAAAATTTTTATTTTAATTAATTTATCATGTTCAGTTCCGATCAATCAATACCAGTATGACACAACATTAAATCATGTGTACGACATTTTTGATGAAACGTTTGAAAACCAAATTTCCGACAATTTGATCGCCCCATTGAATTTTTTTACTATGTTTGTTGCTCCCGTTTTTCACCCCAAATGTATGTATGCTACTATAGAAAATATTTTGACAGAGTCTAATTATCACATGCCTGCGGACTGTGGTATGCCTTTGACTGTCACGGTACACGATTCGACATTCAGTAAATCCATTGTTGATATTGGGACACAAGCCTGTTCACAATATAATAGAAAGAAATGCAATCCACCACTTCATCGGTATAAATTCGTTGAAGATTTTAAAGGAAAAATGATACTTTCAAATAATATTCAATACGATAAATATGGTGGTTCTGTCAAATTTTATCTTGATACTAGTATTTTAAATGAAATTATAGTATTGAAAGATGAGATGACAGACGAACTATACTGGATAACCAAATATTGTTCAAAATTTATGACAGTTACATCAGATTATCGATTGTACGTGTTGGGTCCTGGCATTCACTACTATGACGCCGCTAACAAACAATTTTGTATAACGGATTATTCTAACATGTGCAAACCCGTTGGACCATTTAAACATGTCACACCGTTTTACCGATCATTACCAATATACGTGACGATATATACTTCTATGCCCATTAATCATACATTTGCAGTTAATAAAGATTTAACTTATTCAATGCCGTATGATGATCACAATTCAATACTTGTTGATTCCAGTTTAAGATTCACTACTGTTACAGGTAGTATTCGTAAACCGCAACCAACATACCAATGTGTCACATATCATACTGTACCATTGTCTAGCGTGTTCCACCTCGATGCAATTATTGAAGTTATAGAAACTAAATTTATATTATATTACCATTCCATACAAAATTATTTTACTGATTTGATGTCTTATTTTTACAGCTGGGTACTTACAAAATTTTTAAAAATATTTAGAATTTCCTCATTTTTGTTTTTTGACATTATAATATTATTTTTTTATTTGATTATTTACAATAACAACTATTATACCGTTGGATTGGTTATAGCTATTCATGCCACTTTTAAATATATTTTATATATGTAGGGTTTAAGTTTATTTAATTCATCATGCCTAATACACGAAAAACTCTTGTTTTTACCAATAAAAACTATAAGAATAACAATGTCAATACAATTCAGCGAGGTAGAAAATTTAATAAACAACGTAGGTCACGCAGTAGAACTCCACGTAGGTCCATAAGTAGATCGAGATCAAGGTCCAGAACATCAATTCGAAAGAATATTAAATATGGTCCTATCGACGGATTTTTGCATAGAATTTGGTCAAAATCTACTTCACTGATTATCGATCCGTACACGTATATTGGAATTATTATATTCTCTATACTTATATACATACACCAATTTCATATAGATGATTCTGCCGTTAACAGTTTTATAAAGACCGTCAAGAAGAACGACTCTCTCAAACCGTTCGCTGATTGGTTTGAAAATAACATCAATAAATTCTTTGCGTTGATTATGGTCTTATATCAATCACTCCAAATTTCACCTAAATACAGGTATTTTACAACACTTATATCATTTATGCTGATACTTTTATTACCCACGTTAAATGTTGCCACTTATTCAATGGCGCTGTTTGGTTCAATTTTATATCATAAAATGAAATACAAAATGGATAAAATCGTAATACTGTCAATATTTTTGTTGGCAGCTATTTGGTTTTATTATGAAGATTTAATGAAATATCACAACAAAAACATAAATCCCTCCGTTCGCCCGAAAAGGGACGCAGATGACGTAATAGAAGCTTGATGGTTTGCTTCAATACTAACATTATTTAACTTTATTTACCTTACAGCCATTGCACATAATGTGCCAACATAACATAACCAAA